AGAACCGGAAGAGTACTTATCGAAGCCAAAGGAGAAGAAGCAGCAGAGACTTGATTACAAGATCAAAGCTAGCACAAGACGTCTAGACACTAAGACTTATAAAGAAGACAGGTGGAACTAATGACTGAATCATTCACCAAACACTACCCTTGCAACCACTGTGGGTCATCAGATGCAGTAGCCCTGTGGTCCAATGGACGAGGTAAGTGCTTTGCATGTGACAAGCCTGCATTCTTAGACCAATATGATGACACAGTTAAGTCAAAGTTTAACCCAAGTAACCGACAACAGGATTATGATATGAGTGGCGAATCACTCCAAGACATCAGTAACTACGACACAGCAGGTGTTCGTGAACGTAACCTAACCAAGACAGCATGTGCAGTGTATGATATGAAGGTGGCTTATGATGCCTCTGGAGCTATCACTACACACTACTACCCCTATACAGTTAAAGGTAAAGTAGTAGCATGTAAGAAGCGTACACTACCAAAAGAGTTCCGAGTAGTTGGTGAGTTGAAGCATAAGGATCTTGAGCTGTTTGGTCAGTCTAAGTTCCAGCCGGGTGGCTTGAAGGTAATCATAACTGAAGGTGAACTGGATGCAATAGCGGTACAGCAGTCTATGCTTAACAAGTATAAGCGTACGTACCCTGTGGTATCCCTGCCATCCTCAAGTAACATGAAGATCCTTGTGGCTAACAGAGAATGGTTGAGGTCGTTTAACGAAGTCATACTGATGTTCGATCAAGATGAGGCTGGTGAGAAAGCAGTAGGTGAAGCAGCTAAGATCATTGGTTGGGATAAGACATTGGTAGCCACGCTGAGTGCTAATGACCCATGTGACTCTACTCCTGAAGAAATCATGTCTGCTGTCTTCAATGCACGTAAGTATACACCTGCCTCTATTGTACGAGGTGAAGCTATCTGGGATGCATACATTGCACGTAAGGATGTGCAGTCAGTGCCATACCCTAAGTGTCTCCAAGGACTCAATGATAAGCTTGACGGTATGCGTAAGGGTGAGATAGTATTGTTCACCTCAGGTACTGGCTCAGGTAAATCAACTATGATCAAAGAGATTGTATTGGAGATCGAGGAACAGACCGAGGACAGCATTGGTATGGTATCTCTCGAGGAGTCCATAGGGGATTCTGCAGAGAAGTTCATTAAGATGTTTGCACCTAAGGATCCTACTCCTGAGCAAGAACGTAAAGCTTACGAGAAAGTCTTTGGTAATGAAAGGTTGATACTACTTGACCACAACGGTGCAGTCTCTGACTCCAGTCTAATCGACCAGATCGAGAACTTGTGTCTGTTAGGTTGTGAGTACATCATCTTAGATCATATAACAATAGCAGTATCTGAAGGAGCCGGAGGTAAGACTGGTAACGAAGCTATCGATGCAATTATGTCTGACCTACTCAAGGTGGTTAAGAAACATAATGTATGGTTAGGTTTAATCAGTCACCTGAGGAAGTCTCAGAATGGTAAATCATTTGAAGAGGGTTACCTATCCTCCATAGATGACATCAAGGGTTCAGGCTCGATTAAACAGATCAGCTTTGATATAATTACATTCTCACGCAACTTAGTGGCAGAAGATGAAGATGAACGGAATACAATTAAACTCAGAGTACTTAAGTCCCGATTTACAGGACGCACTGGAGACTGTGGCTCAGCATACTATGACACAGGAACTGGAAGACTCAAAGGACAAGAAGACTTCCTCGACTACACTGGATAACTCCGCTGGTATAGTCAGCATCACGGAGTACATAAAAGAAAGATGTGAGGGTAATACCTTCCGTGGTAGACCCCCTGAGGGAGCCAGACTGGTGTCTTCTATGATCCCATATGGTTACACGTACGAGAAGCTCACTGTAAGGGCCGTAGCAGGGGCTGTGGCAGCTTATCAGAAGTCCCGAAGGTCATCATCAGCACCCTTTAAACTAACCGTTACATCGACTGTGATAGGCTTACAGGTGCTGTCTGCTTTAGGCGTACTAAACACTAACCATCAGGAGATCTTAGCTGTTGGTGATCTATACTTAGAAGCACTACTTCAACTGGGTTATATACACATTGAAAGAGAGTACTCAGGGTACAGAGCACCTTACATAATTCAACTGATGGACACATGGTCGGAGCTTGGAGACCTCCCACCGGAGTACGAGAGGGAGACACTGATTGGTACCTCCTTCACACCACCTAAGGACATCACATCCTTACGTAATGAGTTCACCAAACGTCCATACATAAAGCGAATGAGTTCAGAGGAGGACTTTAAGCAGCTTATAGGAGCACCATTTATCACTGCTCTTAACAAGCTACAACAAACCCCTTGGAGACTCAACAATACATTGGCTAAAGCATTGGAGACTAACCTCGGATTGTTCATAGATCTTGAGGACCAGTCAATCAAAGCTAAGTCAAAGGCTATTGAGATGAAGTTTGTCATTGCAAAGATACATGCGGTAGGGTCTAACGACTTCTACCAAATGGTTGAGTGTGACTACCGAGGTCGTGTGTACTACACCGAACCCTTCTTGAACTTCCAAGGGTCTGATGTATCTAAAGGACTCTTTGAGTTTGCAGATTCTAAGGCTATGGATACTGCAGGGTACCGGTGGTTGTGCATACATACAGCTTGTTCTTATAACCAATCATATGAAATAGAGGAACTACCAACATGGGCAACAGCGGACTATCAAACCTATCTGCAAGACGAAGGGCTATCTACTATATCCGTGGACAAGATGACCTTAAAGGACAGAGAACTGTGGACCCTAAACAACCTCGACTGGATCAACCAATTAGCGGATGGACAGAGCTTCAGAACAGAAGCAGAAAAGCCCGTTAGTTTCCTTGCATGTTGCTTGGACGTCAGTGGGTATAACAAAGCTAGGGCTAATCGTACTGTACATATGAGTCGATTACCTATACCTGTTGATGGGAGTAACAATGGATGGCAACATCTGGCAGCTATATCTAAAGACAAACAAGCTGGTGAACTGGTTTCTCTCGTACCTAGTGAGATACAGAAGGACTTCTATGTCCAAGTTGCCAAGCGTCTGATAGACAGGATGCCTGACTGGTTTAATGAACGGAAGATACCAATGAAAGCTATCCGTAAAGGTATAGCAAAGCGTGGTTCTATGACAAGGGCATACTCAGCAGGTCAGAAGAAGATTGGTGCTAACATGTACTATGACTGCAAGGTAGAAGGCTATGACAAGAAGTACAATATCACAGAAGATGACTGTACCCCTCTTTCAAAGCAACTGATACTGGCAATCAATGACACCTGTGTAGGTCCCTTAAAGACCATGAAGTTTATTCAGAAGATGACAGACCACATACTCTCAACAGGTGAGACATGTACACAATGGACAACTCCCTCGGGATTCCCAGTGTTATATGAAGTGTGGCGTCAGAAGAACATCACTGTCAGAAGCACCATACGTGGACTAGGTCAGATAGGTCACAGCATTAAGGTACCATACATCACACCAAACGGTGACTTGATACCATGCAGGAGATCCTTTGCATCTGGATGTAGCCCTAACTTCGTTCACTCAATGGACGCAGCTCACATGGCTAAAGTTATCCAGAGCTTTAATGGAGACTTTGGTGCTATACATGATTCATTCTCGACTCATGCATGTGATGTGAATAAACTAATAGACCACACCAAGTGGCAGTTCGCTATGATCTACAACAGTGAGAACTTCTTCACAGTAATAGAGAACATGCTACTAGAGACCCGAGAGGGTTATACACTTAAACAACCAGAGCTGGGAACCTTAGATATATCTGAGATCCTGTCGTCTGATTACTTCTTTTGTTAAGGAAACTATATGAACAACGTAACACAATTCCCAGACAAGTACGTGGCAGAGAACAATATGCTACAAGAATTGAATGAACTAATAGCCAAGTACAATGGTGAGATGACCAACGTGGCAATGCTGGGGTGCTTACAAGCATCTTCTAACTTTGTCTTCCTGTCTATTGCAGAGACAGCTATCTATGACGAGGACAAAGAATAATGTATAACATATTTGAAGAACTAGAAGAGAAGGTAGTTGACTGGGCTCACATCAAAGGTATCCTTGGGGATCTCGTTGGTGATCATGACCTGAGGGAACGTAAGTTGAAACAACTAGGTAAGTT